CAAAAAGAGGGCATGCTGTATATTTTGATATATATGAAATTGCACCAGTTTCTTTAAAGGAAGCGTTGGGTAAAGTTGGCATTAGTTTAAATTCGTCGGATACAGCGGTAGCAGTTGATGATGAAAGTGGTGGACATTCAATTACTAAACCAAATGAGGTGACAACTGAAAAAATCATTAGTACCGCTAAAGGTGTAATTTCTTCCATAGTTAAAACATTCACCGGTTCAAATCCAATTAACATCGCACCCAGAACGAAAGATAAATCTGTTGCAACTATTGCGTTATATATGCCCGAAACACTCAATTTCGAAGTCGATGCAAAATATAATCAGATAAATTTAGCAACAGCTGCGAATGCTACATTTTTGTCTGGTCTTGGTCCAGCAGCTATAACATCATTTATGGAAAATGCAGCAACCAAATTAGCAATGAGTGCTGCCGGTTATGTTTTCAACCCACAGGAACAAGTGTTGTTTGAGGGTATAGAATTTAGAACATATGAAATGAATTTCACTTTTACACCAAGTTCCAAAGAAGAAACAAACAGTGTAAATAGTATTATAAAAACTTTTCGTTACCATGCTGCACCACAAATAGGTGGTTCAGGAGGATTTTTCTTTATTCCTCCATCGGTTTTTAACGTGTCTTTCCGTTACAATGGAAAAGTCAATCCAAACATAAATCTTTTAAAGAGAAGTGTTTTGGAAAAAGTAACTGTCAATTACGCACCAAATGGATGGGCAGCTTTTGAAGGTAACGGTGCACCAATTCAGACAACTATGTCACTCCAATTCAGAGAAATTGTTCTTGTCGATAAGACTCAGATCAAAGAAGGATTCTAATGAGTTACTTTGAAAAATATCCAAAATTAGTTACAACTCAGAAAGATGGCACAAGAAGTGTCATGGTCAACTTACTTACTAGAAGTAGTATCATACAAACTTTACTGAACGATCCACTTTTATTCTATTCGTATGATGTGCAGGACGGTGAAACACCAGAAATGATTGCACATAGATATTACAATGATTCTTATTATTATTGGTTAATTCTTTATGCAAACGAAATAACTGATCCACAATGGGGTTGGCCACTGGATCGCGCATCTTTTGAAAGATACATTGTGAAAAAATATACAAGTGTAAATCCATACTCAACAATTCATCATTATGAAAAAGTGATTTCACAATTTGAATCGTCATCAAGAACCACAACGGAAAAAAAGATAGTTATCGATGAAGAAACTTACAATAATCTGACACCATCAAAAACAACTTATCAATTTCCAACAAGTACGACGACAATAACAATTTCAAAAAATGCAATAACGTTGTATCAATATGAATTGGATTTAAATGAATCTAAAAGATCAATAAAAGTCATAAAGAAAGAATTTGCAACAATTGTTGATGGACAATTTGAAACATTAATGTCGGAATAAAATGGTCGATACCCCAAAAAACGTAGCTTATTACCCCCAAAGTGCGAGCGTAGATGAATTAAGAATCTTTGCATCAACTGGTGAATTTGATGTAACTAAGCTTTTAATAGAACTATCGTTTTTTGAAGACATGTATAGTTTTGTCATTTCTGGATATGTAATATTGCGTGATGGTATTGGATTGGTTGAAAAATTACAATTATCAGGTAAAGAAGAAATTCAAATTAGTTTTGGTTCAACAAAGGGGGGATCAGAAAATGTCAATAAATTACTTGGTAATTTGAAGAAGTATAGAATTTATTCGATACCTGATAGAAAGCCAGTTGGAAACCAAAACAGTGAATTTATAAAAATATTCTTTTGTTCAAAAGAGTTGTTTGATTCTGAACAAATAAAGGTGGTAAAATCTTATAAAGGTAAGGCAATACACCAAATTATAACTGACATTCTTTTAACGCAATTGAAAGTTAATCCGAACAGAATAGATACACAAAACTTTGAAAAAACAATCGGTGTTTATGATTTTATAATTCCAACACTGCGACCATTTGAAGCGATAAGTTGGTTGTGTACATATGCAAAACCAGCCAAGACCGGCGGACAAAGTGCAGATATGTTGTTTTTTGAAACAAAAGATGGATTTCAGTTCAGGTCAATTTCTAGCATATATAAAGACCGACCATATAAAACATATACATATAATATAAAAAATATTGAAAGTCAAACCTTTGAACAAAAAATAACCTCTGTACTAGATTATCAATTTGTCAAAGACTTTGATGCCTTGAACGAAATAAATTCTGGTACTTTTATAAACAGAGTAATGTCTTTTGATCCTTTAAATAGATCAACCAATTTTACAGATTTTGATTACACAAAAGATATTACCACAAGGCTTAATAAAGGTGCACCAACAGATATATCAGAATACAAAGATAAGGCGAGAGGTGCTCTAAAATTGGTTGTTTCAAATTCAAATCAAAAATTTAAACCAACATTTCAAAATTTAAAGCAGCCTTCACAAAAAAATCTTTCGCCAGATAGTTTCATTCAAGAAACTGTGAAAAATAGAACAGCAGAATTGGCTCTGGCAAATTATACAATTTTAAAGATTAGAGTTCCTGGTGATACTGGTTTGACAGCAGGATCAATAATAAATTTCAATTTGCCAGCTCTAGATTATCAAAATAATAGAAAACAATTTGATAAGTTTTATTCTGGTAAATATTTGGTGACAGCTGTCAGACACATATTACAATCTCAAGGTGTGTTTCAAACTGATTTGGAGATAACTAAAGACAGTTCGGGAGCTTCTTATATCGATTTACGCAAATAATGGAGTGAAATTGAAATGTCGAATTTTTTAGGTAAAGACGGATTAATTTGGTGGGTTGGAACTGTAGAGAATAGAATGGATCCTCTTGGTTTGGGTCGTTGCCAAGTTCGAATTTTTGGTTGGCACACCGATGGTAGTAAAGAATCACAACAGAAGATACCGGTGGTCGATTTACCTTGGGCTATGCCGATATTACCATGTAATAACACCAAATCTTTTTCTTCTCCGGAACTAAAAGATTGGGTGGTTGGATTTTTCTTTGATGGGCTATCTGGCCAATTTCCTGTAATGTTTGGTGTTATTCCTGGTTTCATACCTACAGCAGAAGATAAGAAAGTTGATGGAAATGATTTTATTTACATCTGAGGTATAAATGGCAGAAACAACAGTCAATCTTGGCGGCTTCGATTTTATAAACTTCAAAATCACCGAAAGTTTTCCACCAAATTCACCGTTTTCTGGTGTGTTTGCGAAGCCTGGTGTGCAAACCACACCAGCTTTGTCTAGGGGTTATGTTCAGGGATCAGCAATTGATCTTATGAATAATAATTTAACACACGTATGTGATTTCAGATTTATTTTTAACATTGATATTTTTGCATCTTTAGGTTTGGTAAATCCTATTGCTGCGATACAACGAGCAATTCGTAATGCAAAGTTGAAAGCTGCAACACGAATGAGAGATTTGTTGCAGAAAGCTATTGAAGTTGTTAAAAAAATAATGGCAGCAATAAGTGCAGCATTAAATTTTGATCCCACAGGACAAATCTCTTTGATAGTTGATTTATCTAAAGATACGATTAGAAGAGTAAATCAAGCTATTGAAGATGTGGCTGATGCAATTGAGAGCGTTTTGGAGTGGGTATTCTTTGCACAAGAAATTATCGATTTAATAAACTGGATTAAAAGTTTACCGGAAAAAATTAAAAATCTATTGTTAGCTTGTATTGCAAAATTTGTAGGTTCACTAAAACAAGCAGTTAACAGCATATTATCAATTCCAGATCAAATTATTAATGCAACTGTGGGCCAAGCAAGATTAATTGCTGATCAATTTGTTGGTGCAGTCAAAGAAGTAGAAGAAGCTGCAAAAATACAATTTGATAGTGATTCAAAAGATTTTTCTCCAGAATTATTGGACCTTATAATGAACCCTACAGAAGACGGTGCTAATAATATCATAACATATATAAATGTAAACACAGCAAATGCAAATGCGGTTTTCGCGAACTCGACAGGAACATTAATGGAAAATTCTTCTTCACCCTAATAAATTATGGCAACATCAACAACACAAACATTAGAAGATGGTACAAGCATACAATTTTTTGATGACGGTTCAACATTGGTAACCGACAATGAAGGAAATATAAGTTCTTCACCGGCACCTGATGGACCCGTAAACAAACCAAAAAATGTTCTTGCATGGACAGAACCAGAATCTGCCGCTAACAGCACACATCAACCTGTATATCCTTACAACAATGTAACACAGACAAAGGGTGGGCATTCATTCGAAATGGATGACACTCCAACAAGAGAACGAATTCGTCTGCAACACAAATCTGGAACATTTACAGAGATACATCCAAACGGAAATGAAGTACACAAGATAATTGGAGATGGATATCATATCGTATTAGGTGATCACAACATATCCATCGGAGTTGATGATGGACAATTAGCTAAAAAATTAAATATCACAGTTAATGGTGATGCATATTTTTATGTAAAAGGTAATAAAGTTGAACAGATTGACGGTAGTGTTGAACAGTTTGTTAAAGGCGATTTTACACAAACAGTACAAGGAACGCACACCACAACATCTTTTGGAAATATGAAAATTAATGCTGGTTCTAGTGTAAGTCTTGTTCCTGGTTTAGAAAGCAAACTTACAATTAAAACAAATTTAGTTAAGATAAATGCAGATGTTGATATCGACACAGGTCTTGTAGCAAATAAGATAACCTCAAGAGGAAGAATAGATTCTGGTCCACTTTCTGGAATTAGTGCTGGTTTAATGGGTTTCAATTCTCCTCTTGGTGGTATTTCTATTGGTTTAATAAATCCTGCTATTCCAGGAACAATCATGTCGAGTGGTCCAATAACCTCTTTTTCAAGTATGTCCGCACCACTTGGAAATTATGGAATATCTGCATCACTACTGGGATTTGATGTTATTAATACTTTATTGAGAAAAGTTCACAAACACGCTGCAAAAGGTGGTCTAACTTCACCACCATTAACTCAAGAAGTCAAGAAGTGAAAGCATAAAGGAAATATATTATGGCTGGAGTATACGCTTTACTAGGATTCGACACAACAGATCCAATAGCTAATGGTGCTGTTGAACAATTGAGTTCAACAGTTCAGACACAAATGAAAATGATGCCGAAGTTACTGCAACCATGGCAAGAAGCCGATTTAATATCAGATGAAGTCGAACAATATTTTGTGAATCCTGTATCAAACACGATCAATGTCATCTGGTCAACATCAAACACAATTTCGAATCTATCATTTTCAAATGTTATCACAGGTACAATAAATGTAACATTCAATAATCCTGGTGTATCCAATATTATGAATCCTGCACTGATGGTCGTGAGAGATGTGACGCAAAACATTGCAAATAGTTTTATGATACACACAGACAGAATATCGAATGTGATGCCACTTGATTTCGATGTTGATTTACCACATTATGAAACCGCAATTGGTTTTGGTAAAATTATCATGTATATTGTCAACCAAACCGATAATATACAGAACAACTCACCCTTGATTGGTAGTTTTTCCAGTCTTTTTGTTGCAAATACACTGTCGGATTACTCAAATACCTTTGTTTCGATATCAAATGTTTACTTGGGTTCAATCGTTAATGGCAATTCTTCACTAAGTTTAACAGATGCGAATGAATTTTCAAATGCTGCAAATCAAGTTTCAAATACAATGACGACATATCGACAAAAAGACTTTGATTTTTTCACAAATTCACAAATGATCGTAGATAGGTATAATAAAGCTAGTGAATTCAATAGGATTGGCCAGACAGAACTATTTCTAATCAATAATTACATCGGAACAACAAACTTAAAGAACAATTTGGCAAATACCGGTAATACATCCTAAAATTTCGAAATTTTTCATTCCAGCCCAAGAATTTTCTCCGACGAATTCAAAAATCCAAAAAAGCGATTTACTTTTCGCACATAAATAAAAGATGGCACAAACACTAAACAAACTATACTCGGATATAGACTTCACTTTCACCAGAGTACCGGTGACAGGTGATGTTGCCGTTAGTTATGATTTTCAGGCTGTCACACGTTCCGTCAGAAATTTATTACAAACAAATAACTACGATAGACCTTTTAATCCTGATCTAGGTTCACAATTAAACGCAATATTATTTGAACCTATGAGCCCCTTGACGGAAAACAGTATAGAAAATGAAATTGCTCAGATGATTGGGGCATATGAACCCAGAGTAATTTTGCAAAAAGTGAATGTGGAAGCAAATGATGCTCAAAATGCCTACAATGTGACAATAAGTTTTTTCCTACAGAATGCTACCACACCAACATCAATAACAATCCTTTTAGAGAGAAACCGATAAATGGCTGGAGCAAATAGCAATATTCAGATAACAGACTTGGATTTTAATGATATTAAAACTAATCTGAGGAACTTCTTAAAGTCGCAAAACGCTTTAAAAGACTATAACTTTGAAGGTTCAGCACTCTCTGTACTATTAGACATTCTCTCATATAATACGCAGTACAATGCATATTATTTGAACATGGTTGCAAATGAGATGTTCTTAGACTCCGCAATTCAGAGAGAATCTGTCGTTTCACTAGCAAAACTTTTAAATTACACACCAAAATCCGCTATTGCACCCGAAGCTACAATTAATGTTCTTGTGAATCAGGTAACAGATGCATCATTAACTTTACCTAAAAATGCACAGTTTCTTTCGGAAAATATTGATGGTACTAACTATAACTTTGTCACAACAGACTCTTCAACTGTGGCGGTTTCTGGCCAGCAAGCACTCTTTTCAAATGTATCAATAAAACAAGGTATTGTTTCATCAATATCATATCAAGTGGATTCTACCACAAATCCAACATATACCTTCTCTATTCCTGATGAGAACGTTGATACCACAACACTTTTGGTGTCTGTACAACAGTCTGTTTCGAATACAACATATGAAATCTTCACAAAAGCATCAGATGTTTTGTTGTTAACGGCCGAGTCAACTGTTTACTTCTTGCAGGAGGGTGTCAACGGTTTATATGAAATCAATTTTGGTGATGGTATATTAGGCAAAAAACTTGTTAATGGTAATATTGTTAATCTGAATTACTTGTCTACAAGCGGATCAGGATCCGCTGGTGCAAACAGTTTCATCAACATGAATTCAATTGGAGGATTCTCCAACGTTACTGTTACATCTGTACAGCCAGCATCCTTTGGCCAAGATAGAGAATCTGTAGATTCCATAAAGTTTCAGGCACCAAAGTCTTTCTCTGCACAAAAACGTGCAGTGACTAAAGAAGATTATATAACAGCAATTCAACAGAACAATTTAGGTTATTCTTTTGATGCTGTCAACGTTTGGGGTGGACAAGAAAATGATGTACCAATTTATGGCCAAGTTTTCATTTCATTGAAGCCAGCAGGTTCTTACAACCTAACGCAATTACAGAAACAGAAGTTGATTCAAGATGTAATTAAGCCAATTTCGGTACTTACAGTGACACCAACAATTGTGGATCCGGACTATAGTTACTTGCAATTGACTATAAATGTACTGTATGATCCAAATAAAACAAATTTAACATCTTCACAAATCAAAACAAATGTGAAGACTGCAATTTTAAATTTGGCTGCAAGTCAGTTAAATACTTTTAACTCCACATTTAATATTACAAACTTTAATAATGTGGTAAACAATGTCAGTTCATCAATTATTACAAATGAAATAAGTGTACAAGTACAGAAGAAATTCTTTCCAATTTTGACTGTACCAACAACATATAGTCTTTATTATGGAACACCACTCAAAAGAGGTATGTTCCAAAGTGGAATCAGCACATCACCATCATTGCAATTCAGAGATCCAGACAATCTATCATCAATTATTGATGGCGTACAAATTGAAGAGATGCCATCGTCAACTGGTGGTGTTGAATCAATTTCCATTATCAATCCAGGCTTTGGTTATCAGAGTGCACCAACAATTGAAATTCTTGGCGACGGCGTTGGTGCAACAGCAGAGGCTGTAATTTCTATTACCGGTTCATTGAAGTCGATCAATATAACTAACAAAGGTTCTGGTTACACAAATGCGATTGTTAAGATTACAGCAAAGTCAAATGATACTACAGGTCAATTGGCGGCCGCAATTGTAAACCTTGAAGGTCGTTACGGTACACTAAGATCATTCTACAATAACAATGAGAACGTGAAGATCATATTGAATAGTTCTGTTGGTACTATTGATTACAACTTGGGTGTGATAACACTTGAAAACTTCAATCCTTATGGTGTACAGAATGATCTCGGTCAGTTGACAGTTTCTGCAAATCCAACAACATCGATTATTTCGTCAACTTATAATAGGATCATCACAGTAGATTCATTTGATCCGAATTCGATTATTGTTAACGTAAATACTAAGTAAAATGATTCCCGATTTTCAGAAAACTTCTTTACTGATACCATCTCAACTTCCCTCTTTTGTTAGGGAAAATCCAGACTATGACAAGTTCGTTACGTTCTTGCAGGCATACTACGAATGGATGGAACAGAATGGTAATGTCACAGAGAGAAGTAAAAACATTCTCAACTATAAAGATATTGACAGAACATCGGAAGAATTTTTAGATTATTTCACAAATGAATTCTTGCAATATTTTCCACAAGAAGTTCTAATCGACAAGAAAACTGCCGTAAAGTATGCTCGTCAGCTGTACTACACAAAAGGCACACCAGCATCTTATCAATTTTTGTTTAGAATTTTATATAATTCAGATTTTGATGTTTTCTATACAAAAGATGCAGTTCTAAAAGCTTCTGATGGTGCTTGGTATGTTGCGAAAAGTTTAAAACTGGCAACAGGAAATAAAAATTTCTTGAAAGTCAATAACTATAGACTGTTTGGTGAGACAACAAAGACGATTGCAACAATTGAAAATGCAACATCAACAGGCAATATAATTGAAGTTTTTATTTCCGACATTACAAGATTGTTTCAGTCGGGTGAATTTGTTAGAGTAGTTGATACAAACAATCAAGATATTTTGTTTGGTGGACAATCACTTAGAGCAAAAATTGTGGGACAAATTAGTCAGATAAGAATTGATCCAAACAAAAGAGGTTTATTGTATGAAACTGGCGATCCAGTAGTCGTTTATGGTGGATTAAACTCTGCCAATGGAATTGGTGCATCTGCAACAGTTGGATTAACAACATCAGGATCAATTCAACGTATAAATGTTATTGATGGAAGTTATGGATATAGAGAAAATCCAAATACAATCATTTCATTTACAAATGCACCAGGTGCAACTGCTGTTGTTGGTTCTATAGATCCCGACTCAACAAAAACCGCCAATGTTGCCTTAATACCCATAGAAACAATTGCACTAAAAAGATTCACACCAATAGGAAATACAAATTATTTCTTTTCGAACGTTGCTTCCGCAAATGCAAATACCAGATTATCTGATGCGTTTTCTTTTATTCAGTTTTCTGCATATCCAATATCGTCCATTTTTGTTACAAATGGTGGCGGCGGCGTTAGAACTATTCCAACGGTGCAAGCGACATCCGTATATCAGAATGATATAGGCGGCTCGGTTGATCTGGGTAATCTGGGTATACTTTCACCAATTCGAATCATAAGTGGTGGTCACGGATATCAAGCGAATGATCAAATTGTTTTTTCTGGTGGAAGTGGTGTTGGTGCTCGAGCAAATGTGACAGCTGTCTCCAATACTGGTGCAATCACAGATGTTGAATATCTTTCTGTCTCTGTAAAAGATTATCCACCTGGTGGTTTTGGTTATTCTCAACTGTCTTTACCTACATTAACCGTACAATCAGCCAATGGACAAGCTGCGAATGCGAGTTTGATTGTCCCTGGTGTGCTTGGTAGAGGTGCAACATTCTCTTTAGTTACAGACAGAACTGGTTCCGTTACAACAATTAATGTAGTTAATCCTGGTGAAGATTATGTTTCAGCACCTGGTATTTCTTTAAAGGTTGAAGATATTTTAGTTTCCAATGTCAGTTCAACATTGGAAAAAGGAGATGTTATTTTTCAAGGCACTAATGCCAATACATCGACATATTTGGCATACATAGATTCACTTTCAGTATATCAATTCAATAATGATCCTGCACAAACAATATACAACTTGCGTGTCTACGACTACAATACGACACCAAATACTGCATTACCATTGAAGGCAGAAAACAATGTTAATCTACAAATGGTTGGTGCAGCACTAGATTCAAACTATAATTCTAGTGGCGTGAGAAGATATGGTGACGGTAACGCAAGAGCTAATGCATCATTTTTGAACGGGCTGGTTGTCAGTCAAGGGCAATACCTGAACTCAAGAGGCAAACCAAGTTCTTCAGATGTATTGCAAAGTAAAATATATAACAACTTCACTTACATAATTAGTGTTGAAAAAGAGATTGAAAAGTATAGAGAAATATTATTGAATCTCTTACACCCAACTGGAATGAATTTTTTGGGGCGTTACATACTTAGATCAAATACAGAATTAAATCTGGATGCTTCTAGTTCATTAGATCAAGGCAAACCGATAGATTTTTTTACAGGAACTACTGCCACACAGGCACAAATGTATGCCAACTTTACAAATAAAAGTAATAATATAATTTATTTCAGTAATTTGAATAGTGTAAACCTTGCAAATATTGTATCGGCAAACACAAATTCAATTGTTTTGAAACCAACAAATGGTCCTCAAGTATCGTCGAAAGTGATTTATGTCAATGGTGCAGCCTCAACAGTTACGATTGAAAGTAATGTTTGGTTAACATTTGCGAATGTTGCGTTCGTGTCTGGTAATTCCGGTTCCAATGTCATAAATATTACATCATTGACTAACGCTTATAATATTATAAACAATGGTCAATATAGCAACACAGCCTATCCAATCAAAGATATTGTCTATGTGGGCGATAGCGTTTTGGTGGATAATAATACAAGTAAGATTGTACAGAGTGTTGATTTTGAAAATGATCGAATTTATTTGACAACGAATTTAACATCGAATGTTGGTAATTCATACATGGCAGTGAACAGAACATTTGTTGCAAACACATCAACAAATTCAAAACAGATATTCATTTACGGAATAATTGGTCAATCTTATACTTTACCAGAAATCACAACAGAAAATGGTTTGATAATAATAACTCAGGATGATAGAAAACTTCTATTAGGATAAAAAATGGCAACAATAAAAATTACAGAATTATCAGCAAGAACATTAACATCTGATACTGCAAATACAATATTTGTTGGTGTAGATTTAGAGACAGGTATAACAGGAAAATATACAGCCAAAAACATGGCAGACAATCTGTATGCGAATAATTCGTTGAATGTTGGTAACAATTTCACATTACTGAGTAAACCAATTACATTTGCTGATGGTACAACACAAAATACTTCTTTTGTTGTGACAGGCACATATGCAAATGCTGCTTTCTTAAATGCAAACTCAGCATATAACTCACAGAATACTACTGGTTCATATGCAAACTCAGCATATACTCAAGCTAATACCGCCAACACAAATGCAGCTACAGCAGATTCAAAAGCAGTATCAACTGGATCTTATGCTAACTCAGCATTTTCAGCAGCCAATTCAGCTGATAGTAAAGCAGTTACAGCTGGATCATATGCAAATTCAGCATTTTCAGCAGCCAATACAGCAGACTCCAAAGCAGTAACAGCTGGTTCTTATGCAAATTCAGCATTTTCAGCAGCCAATACAGCAGACTCCAAAGCAGTAACAGCTGGATCTTATGCAAACTCTGCATTTGATGTGGCAAACTCAGCAGCATTGTATGCCAACGGTTCTTTCATACAAGCAAATGCTGCTTATACCAGAGCCAACAATTCTCTTGATGCGAATACTGGTGGCACGGTAACTGGCAATGTAACAGTAACAGCATTCACAAACCTAGGAAACGTTAGTAATGTAATCATTACTGGTGGTTCAGCAAACAATATTTTAACCACAGATGGTGTAGGAGGAAATTTAAGTTGGACTTCGAAAACCACTTTTCCTGGTCAAGCTTTTGTAGAAACATTTACGATACTAACTTCACCCGGATCATCGATCACTATTGACACATTGAACCAATCGAGCACTTATTACACCAGTAATACCTCTTCAAACATCACTATAAATTTTAGAGGTAATTCCACCACAACATTAGATAACACAATACAAACTGGTCAGATCACAACCGCGGTAGTATTGATTACAAATGGTGCTACGGGTTTTTACATAAATGCATTTCAAATTGATGGGGTATCAGTAACTCCAAAATGGTTAACTGGAATTGCACCAAGTTCAGGTAATGCTAACAGCATTGATGTTTATAATATTACTATTATTAAAACGGCCGCATCCACTTATACTGTATTGGCTGGAATTTCTAAATTTTCTTAAGTACTAATCATGCCATTATTTTCATCATTTTCCGGTAGTTTGTCTATACTTGCGGGCCCGGTACCTTTAATTATTACACCAAGCACAACAAGCATGACTGAGGGTGAAGAGGTGGTTTTCACAATTACTGGCCCCAGTAATACATATTTTCTAACTCCTCAAAATTTACGACCTCATTCATTAAACGCCGCATTTAAAACTGTAACTGTGTCTGGAGGAGAAGCCACAGTTTCTTATTTTGTTGGAATAAACTCCAATAATACTGAATCAGATAATGTATGGAGAATGAATGTTCGTACCGGAAGTACAACAGGACCAATTGTTGCTACTAGCGCAGACATTACAGTTTCTACCGTAATTGCGGGAACCTTTATTGATGAGGTGGCTGGATCAAGAAGTTGGACTGTTCCCGATGGAGTTACTAGTATTTCTTTCATAATCGTTGGTGGTGGCGGCGGCGGCGGCGGTTATCAATCCGGCACTGGCCGAGGCGGGGGAGGAGGAGGTGCTGTTGCAGCTCGAAATAATGTAGCTGTAACGCCTGGCGGCACAGTAAGTTACACTATCGGTGCGGGTGGAACTGGTGGAGCAAATACTACCAATGGTGGAAATGGTGGAGCTTCGTCGTGCCGATCAGCAATCGCTGGTGGAGGTCAAGCAGCAACTGGTGCCACCGGCGGCGCCGGCGGCGTTCGAAGCGGCACGACCGATCTTGGCGGCAATGGCGGCGCCGGTGGACAAGGCAACAGTACTAACGCCGGCGGCGGTGGTGGTGCCGGCGGACTAGCAGGTAATGGCGGCCAAGGTGGCAGCACCGCCGCTGGCTTCGCCGCTCAAGCAGGCAGCGGCGGCGGTGGCGGCGGAGGTGCCAGCAGCGGGGGCATCGGCGGCGCCGGTGGGGGTTGTGATCTTACCCATGGATTAGGAACTTTAGTAAATGGCTCGGTCGGCGCCACGGGGGCTTCAGGTTTTGCAGGTTTAACTAATTCCGGGTCCGGAGGTAACTTCCCTGGTTCCGGCGGCGGATCCAGTAAAAGCCCCGTATCGCCCACCGGCCTGGGCGGCAAGGCCGGCGGAATACTTATAGTATGGCCAGGAAACTTAAGACAAGCACAAATGACTCCAGGAAATCCTCCACAAAACACTGGAACTTTACCTTCTTAAAGGAAGGTGATGTAACTGAACCGCCGATGAAACAATCAATAAAATTCAGAATAAATAAAATACTATGACAAATAAAATCGTAATCACACCAGAAGCAAAACTTTTACAAGTTCAACAAAGTTATTATGCACCTGTTGCTGTAATTACAGCAAAAAATAATTTGCCCGCTGAAACAAACTATTGTTTTCTTTCAAGAGTGGATCCTTGGCCAGTAGCAAATACTCCACCTACTCCTGGACTGGATCAAAAAAGTAGAAAAGAAGTTTTTAAAAATATTTTTGCCGTAAAAAAAGTAAATACATCCGACATTTCTCCTGTGATACAAAGAATAGATTGGGAGCCGGGAGTTGTTTTTGATTATTACCGTGATAATGTTAATATGTTGGAAAAAGACGAAAACAAAATTTTGAATTATAATTTTTATGCTAAAAATAAATATGATCAGGTTTTTAAGTGTCTGTGGAATGGAAACGGCGCTGTTGCAACAGATGAACCAGTGTTTACACCTGGTACATACGGAACAAATAACATTTATGCTGGCTCGGATGGTTACAAATGGAAATTTATTTATTCAATTGACGCCGGCTTAAAAGTTAAATTCATGGATATAAATTGGATGCCCATTGGCGTCAGTGCAACATCATTGAACCCACTATTATCTTCAGAAGGTATTGGTGGAGTTGAAGTCATAAATGTTTTTAATGGTGGTTCCGGTTACGATTCGGTTAATGCAACAATTACAGTAACTGTAACAGGAGATGGTAATGGTGTAGTTGCAACCGCAAATACATCCAATGGTTCAATTATTGATATCATCGTTACAAATCCTGGTGCAAATTATACTTATGCAAATGTTGTAGTAACATCTTCGTTAGGTAATGGTGTTGTTGCATATGCAAACACATCACCAGTTGGTGGCCACGGATTCGATCCAATTTCTGAACTTGGTTGTTCACATGTTATGTATTCGATTGAATTTAATGGTTCGGAAAGTAATCAAATACCAACAGACATTGATTTTCACCAATTAGGTTTAGTTGTCAATCCCACCTCAAAACAAACAACTCCAGACGCCGCAAACGGTGCAATCTATAGAACAACCACCGATTTTATTTTGGCTTCAGGTTTTGGTGCTTTTGAAAATGATGAAATTGTTTATCAAGGTACATCTTTAGCTGCAGCAACCTTTACTGCAAAAGTTTTAAGTTTTGATGTTGCTAGCAATGTACTTAGACTCATAAATATAACGGGAACTCCAATAATTAATGGTTCTGTTTACGGAAACACATCATCAACAGCAAGAACTGTACTAACCGTCAGTTATCCAAGCTTTGTTTTATTCTCTGGTTACTTGGCATATATAGAAAATAGAGAAAGCATTCAAAGAAGTTCTGACGGCATAGAACAATATAGATTCGTATTAGGTTACTAAAGGAAAAAAATGGCTCTGAATTTTAACGTTGATCCATATTACGATGATTTTGATCCCTCAAAGAATTTTCATCGTATTCTTTTTAAACCGGGTGTGGCGGTACAAGCGAGAGAACTAACACAGTCTCAAACAATGCTGCAAAGCCAGATTTCCAAGTTTGCAGATAATATTTTCTCACAGAATACACCAGTTACTGGTGGTAAAGTTACTGTTAACCAAAATTGTTATTATTTAAAACTGAACGCACAGTACAATAGTGTAGACATTGTTGCTGGTGATTTCACCAATAAAATTATTCAAGACTCAACTGGTCAAGTTATTGCAAAAGTAATTAAGACAGCAGAATCCACAGGTACAGACGCTGCAGCTGGTGATCCACCAACATTAATCGTTACGTACCTTTCTGGTGGTCAGTTTAGTGATGGCATGGAAATTTTCCCAGCAGATGGTTCCAATTTTGCTGCAACAATTATTGGCACCATTGGTGGTTCAACAGGTATTGGGCTCTCTTCTGTTGCATCTATTTCAGATGGTGTTTTCTATATTGTCAACGGTTATTCGCAGTCGAATACACAAAATGAAGATGGTTCGTTTACCAAATACTCTATTGGTAACTTTGTATCTGTTCAACCACAAACAACAATACTAGACAAGTACAGTTCAACACCGTCCTATCGTGTCGGTTTGTCGATCCAAGAAACAATTGTAGACTACATCGATGATCCATCATTATTGGATCCTGCCGTTGGTGCATCCAATTATCAGGCACCAGGTGCAGACAGATATCAAATTAACCTTTCACTAATAACATTGCCATTGGAGTTAGGTAATGATGATCAGTTTGTTGAACTGTTAAGAATCGAAAATGGTAATGTACAGAAACAAGTCAACAATACAGTTTATTCTGTCATCGATGAATATTTTGCAAAGAGAACTTCGGAAACAAATGGCGACTATATTGTCAGCAATTTCAAGATAACTCCATCAGCAAACACAATCGATGCGAACACATATATTTTGGGAGTTGGTCCTGGCATTGCATATGTTCAAGGTTTCAGAGTAGAGAATCAATCAACACTACAAATTACATCAGATCGTGCAAGAACTACAGATTCGGTAAATAATAATAGTAACTTTATTGACTACGGAAATTACATTTATGTTGACAATGTAAAAGGGCAAGGCAATAGTTTTTTTGATATCACAACAGGAAGCGCAGTTGATTTTCACATTGTTGGCACAACAGGTGTTAATAGATCAAACACAACAACATACAATTCAACTTTAGCCGGCAGTGGTTATATTCGTGCATTGAGTTATGTTCAAGCTTCGAACGGATCGAACACACAAACATATACTTACAAGGCACACATCTTTGATCTTGCAAGTAAAACACTTTCCAGCAACGTTTCGGCTGCTAACAGCACTTTCACAACACTATATGTTGATTCTGCTGGGTTACTATCTAACGTGGCGAATGCATACGTTGGTTGTTCTCTAACAATCAATTCTGGTACAGATGCTGGCGATGCAAGAACAATCACCTATTACGATCCTGACAACAAAACAATTCAAACTGATTCACCTTTTACGATTACACCTGATGCAACTTCTCAGTTCTCGATTCGTTTTGGTGTAAAAGACTTTGAAACAATTGTTCAACCTGTCACAGGCACACCCTACACATTTACAGGCAGTGCAAGTGTTAGTAATTTAGGTAAGATAAACAATGTTGCATCAGGTTACACACAGTTATTCAATCCAGGAAATCCACAACTGATCTTCCCATTGGGTAATAAATTTGTTTCTGCTGTAACAGATTCCTCATACACCACATTACAAGAATTTAGAGCACAATCTTTCGCTAGTTACTTGGGTGGTTCCAGAAGATATCTACAGTTGGATCCATCATCAATAGGAGTATTTGATTTTATCAGAACAGGAACAACAGAGTCCGCTGATGCAATCAGACAAAATTGGATAGTTGTTGTAACAGACAGATTAACCAATACCACAATAAACAACGGTGATGTTATTGATTTTACAACAGGCAGTAGAAGTATTGCTGTTGATTCCGATAAAAACGGTGTGTATCTGACATGCCCAGACCTTGCACCATTTACCGCAACAATCTATGCCAAGTTATCTGTCACAGATGGTAACGACACAAACTATGTGCTAAAAACCAAAACTCTAGTTCAAGCAAACACAACGGTTGCTACTGTAAATGGACCCGACGGCATAGTTAATTACACACATATTGACTTGACAAATGGTCAAATATGGATTCCACAAGATGGTGTTTTAAGTTATGGTAACAATCAAAAACTATATGTTTCTGATGTAAAACAAATCATTAAAATTATTGATACGAACGGTGCAGATCCAAATGTGGCATTGTTAACATCAGGAACAGATATAACAACATCATACACATTCAATGATGGGCAGACAGACAATTACTATGGTCATTCATATATCACATTGAAACCAGGTCGTCAGAAACCTGTTTCATTGTGGATTCTATTCGATCACTTTAATCACTCTGGCGGCGATGGTTATTTTAGCGCACAGTCTTATACAAATGTTGGTTTCAGTGACAGACCAAAATACTATGCAGGTAATGGCACACTGTTTGACCTAAAAGATTGTTTAGATTTCAGGCCTGCTGTGTTGAATGGTCAAGGCAGTTTTATATTCAAATACAAGATAACACCAACAACGACAAATAATTCTGGATTCTTTATTCCTTCTGACCTGAGTGCATTTACATCAGACTATGCATACTATCTTGGAAGAAAAGATATACTCGTAATTGGTAAAGACAAAGGTACAAGACTTATTCAAGGTGTTCCAGACATTAATCCTGTTTTCCCTAGCCAACCAGAAGGATCTATGTTGTTGGCCAAAATCTCTTTAGATCCTTATACTGAATATGTAACAGGACAAACAACAACGGGAGAAATTGCAAACATCAATGTACAACCAGTAATTCACAAACGTTGGGCATTCAAAGATATTACAGATTTACAAACACGTGTTAACAATCTGGAATATTATACATCATTGAATTTACTGGAACAAAAGGCCACAAATCTACAGATACCAGATGGTAACGGATTAAATCGTTTTAAGAATGGTATTTTAGTTGATGATTTTTCAACATTTAGTGTTGGTGACACATTCAATCCAGACTTTAGTGCTGCAATCAATACAAGAATTCAATACTTAACACCTGCGATATTAGTTAAGAATTATCCATTACAGAACCAACAGTTGTTGAGTGTCGGCGGTTTCAAAGGTTTGTCAAACACAGCCACAACAGGTCTAACATACAAAACAACAAACTTTGATAATTCTCCAATTTATACTCTAAAGTATACGGAAGAAATAATTGCAAGTCAACCACTGGCAAGTCGAGCAATCGCAATCAATCCTTTTGCCGTGGCAGATTCGATTGGTACGTTGACTCTGACTCCACCGATGGACAACTGGATCGACAATACAAAACAACCAGACTTGTTGTTCATTGATCCTAACCTAAGAATGTATCAACCTTCAAGTTCACTTAACTTACTTGAGGGTAATCCAACTTTAGCTGTTGCCGACTGGAAGACAATTCCTGGAACAGAAACAACAACCACAGAAACAAGAACTGAAGGTGAAGGTGAATATTCCTCTTCTTATAAAGTAAAGGTTACAACTGTAGACAAACAAAATATTTATACCTACGGATATTGGTCACAGTCTTACTCTGTCGAAGGTAATTATATCACTAACGTTTCTCTGTTACCTTATATCAGATCACAACAGATTGCTTTCAGAGCAACCGACATGTTGTTCAACACAACAGTTAACGCATTCTTTGATGAGAAACGTGTCTCACGTATGGTTAGAAAACCAAACATCATTGAATTGAGTTCTGTTTCTGGAACATTTAATGTTGGTGATACGATTGGATATGTTGTCAGTTCGATATTCACCAAAACTGGTGTGATTGCCGATATCTATACGTATGCAAACGGCAACGTTCGTTTATATGTAATAGGCGACATTGGTACTACATCTTATGGTGCAACAGTGAGAAACGGATTCTTTAATACATCTGGTGTATATCAAAACAGTACAGCAAGTGGTACATTTGTTTCACAAACTCACTATTCTGGTGCATTTGCAGCGAATACCTCTTCAGCAAATACTGTAACACTTGCAACAACAGCATCATCAAGTAACACTGCATATGTTGGGCAAGAGTTCTGGATCGTCAATGGAACGGAAGCAAGTGTACTTTCAATACCTATCGGTCAGAAGGCAACAGTTTCAAGTTACAATGGTGTAACTAAAGTGGCAACACTGAGCAGAAATGTAATTGCAAATGTTGGTGAAACCTACTCCATTGGAGCTCTGACAACAAACGAAATTGGCTCTGTGTCAGGAGTCTTTAACTGTCCCGGCGGTTACTTCAAGGTGGGTGAAAGATCTTTCAGATTAGATAATAGAATTGTTACAGAAGGTGCGACAGACTTCTTCTACAACAAAGGAACCGAAACAACATCTGCTGAGGCAACATTCTTTGCACAAGGGATTTCAACCAATTCTCAACAGATTAACTACTCGGCCAGTGTTTCCGGACAAGCAAATACAGTCACAACTATAAAGACAGCTAATGATGTTGTAACAAACACTCAAAGAGTTAATGGTGGTGGTGGCGGTTGTTGTGTTATTTCTACCGCAATGTCTGATATGGGTATCTGGTCATCAGATCAGAAGTTCGATCTGATCGAATGGTGTGAGAAGTATCTACACAACAAGACTATCGGTGAATGCTTCCGTCGTGGTTATCAAGTCATTGGTTCCAAGATTGCAGTACCATTGTTAAGAAATGAAAGTGTTGTTGGTAAGATTGCTAGACCATATGGTAACTGGGCATTCACCAACGGTACAAACATGGTTCGTGGCAAGAAGTTCTCATGGTTGTCTATACCAAACTCCGTAGTTTGGATTGCAGGTTTCATGGCAGTTGGTGCAGTTGTGACAACAAAGTTCGCAAACAAGTGCTGGAAAAAACTGTACGAATAAATCATGGGACTAAGTGTAGCTGAATATTTCGCACAAAAAGAGGCCTGTGCCTCCTGTGTGGACCATGGTACAGAAGAACATTGTGTAACTACACTGTTAAGCAGAAAAGAAAATTGTTTTGTTTATAGTATCATACACAATCAGATAGGTGAATATAAACAACAAGAGATCGAACTTCTCCGAAAAATGAGGGAAGATTGTTCAGAAGAAGAAAACGTAATTTATTATGTTAGGGGTGAAAATATAATTGAAAAGATGGACCTGATGAATAAACCTTTCTACGAACAGGTTTCTATTTTCAGTTATATAAATTACAAATATATTAAAAGTGTTGTCGAAGCATTGGTTCAAAAAAGAACAGATGATGCAAAACGTCTAATAAATACTATGTTAGAAGTTCTTGAAAAAGAGAATAACATACCGAAGGAATTAAATGAGTTCAAGTACTATTGATCCAGTAGCGCAAACATTTATCATAGATGGTCAGAATTTTCCATCTGGAGCTTTCTTAAGTTCTGTTAATTTGTTTTTTAGAACAAAGCCATCGACGAGCGTGCCAGTTCGCCTTTGCATATTATCAACTATCAATGGTTATCCAACCGGTCAACCATTGAATTATTCCATTGTCAGTTTGCCAGCCACTTCAGTTAAGGTTTCTGAAACACCGCATTACTTGGATTCAAATTCGTATACGAATTTTGCTTTTTCGGCTCCGGTTTATATTAACCCAGAGCAATTATACGCAATAATTGTTCAGTCATCTTCAAATGATTATACATTGTGGTGTTCACAACAAGGCGACACCGCACTGTTATCAACATCAAAAGCTTTACCCACAGATTCTAATCCAACAACATCAACAAAAATTGTTACCACTCCGTATGTTGGTGATCTGTTCGAATCACAGAATGGATTAACTTGGACGGCTGACTTATTAAAAGACTTGATGTTTACAATTAATAGATGTAAATTTGTTACAAACACATCACCTTCAATGTCATTTGTTGTGCCGGCAGGATTACCGCAGAGAAGAAAAATTGAATCCAATACGGCTCTATCTACAGCCAACTCTACATACGATGTATTAAACCTATCTACAACAGATCTAACACCACCAGGAACAACTCTTACATATCAGTACACGACAACACTAGAGTCTGGTTCAGCTGACGGCCCATATAGTGTGGTACCAGGAAAATATGGCACACCAAAATCGGAAGATGTTTATTTGAATGATAATAAAGGTCCCAGAATTTTAAATTATACAGCAAACGACTCATTTAAATTACAAGTCTCATTATCTACAGATGATGATGCAGTAAGCCCAATTATTTCAGAAGATGGATTGAGCCTATGGACAATTCGTTATAGAATTAACAACATGGGAATTTCAAATGATGACATTTTCCTAATTTCTGGTGGCCGAGGATACTTAGCCAATGCGAACGGAACAATTTCGTATCCTGAAATTACAGTTTCTGCACCCGATTTGGGTGGTGGTGAACAAGCTTACGTTTCTGCCAACATTCAATCTGGAAATATTGTCAGTGTATATGTTACATCAGAAGGTTCTGGATATCTGACAACACCATCAATCACCATTTCAAATACATCAAATGTGTCAGCAAACGTGATTATTGCTGGTGAAACGTCACCCACCGGTGGAAACGGCAGAGCCAAATATATAACACAGGTTGTCACCTTGGCAGAAGGTAGTGATTCTGGTGATTTAAGAGTTTACACATCAGCTTATAGACCACCAAATTCAGATATTCATGTTTATTATAAGATTGTGGCCAGAGATGACACACAAAAAATTGAACAGGGTGATTGGAAATTGATGACGATTACAAGTGGTGCCGGAAGATATTCGACAAGTTTTTCTGATATTGTTGAATATGAATTTTCACCAGGTACTCTAAATGTTGCAGATGAATTTGTAAGTTATACCAGTAAAGCCAACGGGCTTTCTTACACATCATTCTATCAGTTTATGATTAAGATTATCATGTCATCTTCCGATTCCACATTTGCACCATTCTTAGATGATGTACGAGCAATTGCTCTGCCACCAGGAACAGGACTATAAGATGTTAGTCAAAGTAGAAGGCACAAATCTGTATCGCGATACAGAAACTATGGCTTTAATTAATAGAGACACGAAAGAAAGAAATGATTACGCAATGAAGTCTCGTTTAATTAAGAACCAAAAAGATCAAATAAATACCGTCAAAGAAGAAATAGAAGTCATCAAGGGTGAAATGTCCGAGATTAAACAATTGATGATAAAACTACTCGAAAAAGGTTCAAATGGCTAATACAGTTACAGCGTTAAGTTTCGCCAATACGTTTGGTGAATGGGTTGTTGCGACAAATAATCTCATTAAAGAGAATAATGATCTTGCCGCAAATGACTATATTAAAAGCACAGGTACACTTTACCTAAACGAAACAACACAGAACTCACTTCAGGCAAACGGTACTGTAATTATACAGAAACAGTTGCTTGTACAAGGTACAGGTTCGTCCGCAACTGTACAGAACAACCTGAACGTTGGTAGTCAACTATATTTGACAAATGGTTCTTTAAGTTTGGTTGCATCTGGTCAAGCAAACGTTGCTGGTCAAATTAATGGACAAGCTTCTGATATTGGTTTGTTCATTGCAAACAACGCACATATTGGTGGTAATACAGTTTCTGCTATAAAAGTTACAACAGGTGTACTGCAAGCCAACTCTTCTGTCAATACATCTAATGCTTCGATTGTTAATACAGTATACACCAAAGATTTACAGGCAAACTCAACAGTTAACACCGCAACAGCATCTGTAACCGGTACAACTTTCACTAACGTATTACAAGCCAATACCTCAGTAAATACAGCTACCGCATCCGTAACTGGTACCACATTCACCGATATATTACAAGCTTTCAACTCCACCAATACAGGTAATGCTTCCATAACTGGTACTGTATACACTAATGTATTACAAGCTAATACATCAACTAATA